TGATAATCCGTATACGGATTATCATTTTCACCTTGGTAATATTGGCAGAAGCGTATCAAGTCTTTTCTTGTCATTGCATAATCCTCCCTTTCGTATGTCGCTTTCTAATCAACTCACCCAAGCGCACGATGCATCTCTTATTCTCGTACGCCCCTGAATGGAATAGCGCTTGCGTTATCGTGCGATAATGCACACTCACATCCTCGCGCGTCAATACGCTATACATTGCTAATACCGAACCGAAATAGAAGTCTGATTGCCCGTTTCTCGGCTCTTTTAAGTGCAAATGCACCACTTTCGCCTTATATTTCTTATTCATTATTGCTTTATTGAGGCTGTCCGTACGCACTCATATAACGCACGGACAGCCAAGTTATTATATTCCTGCCCAGCATTGGGGCGTATATTCGTCATTGTCAACCTCATTGGCGAGTATCTCTTCACATCCATGCATGAAGTCTTCGCGCGATACGCTCTCGTCTGATATTGCACGCATGATGAGGTCTGCGTGAAATAGGCTGTATCGCTGTTCTAATAGCGCGCCTAGCTTGTCCATTTCCGAATTTGTCATGATTGTATTGCTTTGTGGGGATGGGCGATTATCCCACCCCCGATTAATATTATTGTTTTCTCTTATTCCCGCTCTTCTTAGGCAGCACCCAACCCCTTTGTTTGGCTACCGCTTGGTTGAATTTCGCCCAGACAGCCTCATCTAAGAACTCGAAGTGCATCGTGCCTTTTTTAAAAGCCTTGACGCGGAAGAAGCCCCATTCGAACCACTCTCCGTAAGGTATCTTGCTTTCATAGATAAGTCCGTTCAAAGGCCTGATGCTGTCATAATTAGTGCCAGTGATGTAACACAAGGCCTTAACTACATCTGTCACCTTCGTTTCGTTGCTGCTATAACTTAACGTTACGTAGTCTCGTGGCCACCGCGCATCGTAGCTTGTCATGTACGGCACAATGAACTTGCGGTTTACCATGTAGTTTGCATTCGTTTTCCACTTCTCACCAGCGGTCGAATTTTCGGCCGATAACGAGCAGATGAGGTCGAAAGCCTCTAACAAGGCCTTATCCATACGCTGCCCAGTAGTCTGTATAACCATATTCAATACTTGATAGATATTGTGCATCGTGAACGGCACCTCAACTTGCTTCTCAATGAAGCGGTTTAGCTGTTCGCGTAGGTTCTCGGTTGCATACTTCTCCATGTTGAGCTTATCGAAGATGATGCGCCAATAATATCTCTGCATCTGCTTCTTGTATTGTTGGCGCGTCACATTAATGTGCTTCCCATCGAAGCTGTACGCACCGAACTCTATCGGCAGGTAGTGTGCGCGTGTGCGGTCTCCGTCATCGAAGCGCGCCATGTCGTTAATCTTATTGGCGGCTGCCATCGTCTCGTCAAAGAGTTTGACGGCCGAGACATAGCGGTTAACGAGGTCACGCACAAGGTTATATTGCACAAGTCCCTCTGTCTCATTAGAGTTCAACGTGTCGTCCTCGTTGGAAAACAGGTAGTCGGCAAACTCTTCATCGGCCTCCCCCTCCTTGTAAAGCTTAACGATGCTTATTCCCGCGTCCGTCTTGCGTTCGGCTGTATCGAACGCCGTCCCGATGTATTCGCTATTACCATATAGTTTAACCAATTCTTGGAATGTCACGTATTCACTATTCCATGTTTTTTCAAGGTTGGTCGAATTGCACAAGGCTACTATCGTGCACCCTGCTGGTGCAATTTCAAACGCATGCCTAATATGCCTGATACCCTCACTAAAAGGAGGGTTCATAACAATGTAGTCGATGTGGCTCACTTGTTCGGCCGTGACGGACAAGAAGTCCTCGGCCAACAATTGGCACTCGCCCGCCAAAAGCTTCTGTAAGTGCTTGTCTTTCTCGCAGGCAATCACCTCACCTGCGCCATTATTTTTCAACCAGCGGACGATATTGCCACTGCCTGCCGACGGTTCTAGAATTACCTTACCGATGATGTTTTCCCCCATCATCATTGTGCTAATCACCTCTTCAGGTGTCGGATAAAAGTCCGAATTGTCTGTGAATAATCTCATATTGCGTTGAATTTAAATAAAGTACCTGTTAAGTATCTTTTATAACGCAAAATTACTACATATTTTAAAAATATGCAAGGTTTTAGCGATTTATTTCAAAGCAGAATATACAAAACCTACGTGAAACACCCACTATAAAAACATTTCCCACATAGTTAAAAATACGAAAATCGAGATACTTATTGAGTATCCATTCTTTTTATTCGCTATTTTTGCTTGAAAATTATACAAACCAAAATAAGTATGAACAAGAAACTACGTAAGACCTTGTCCGAGAAGTGCAAGGACATGGGATTAACAGACAAGGCATTGGACGAACTCTGCGAATTGGGTTCACAAGGCCTCGAAGATGATGCCTCGGAAGAGGACATCACGGCAAAAGCGGATTTGCTCGTGCCTTATGCAAAGGCGATGCAGGGGGAAATCACGAGAAAGACGAGCAAAAATCGCAACCAGCCCAAGCCATCAGGCAAAGATGGAGACGGTGGGGGTGATAACGGAGGCGATGATGACAAGGACGTGCCCGAATGGTTTAAGAAGCAGATGGAGACGGTAAACAAGAAGATTTCCGATTTGGAGACAGAAAACCAGACCCTGAAAGCGGAGAAGACCAAAGCGGAGCGAAACGGTGTCATTGCCGAAAAGGCCAAGAAGCTAGGGCTGCCCCAATCATTGATTAGTCGCATGTCATTCGCTGACGATGCGGACTTGGACAAGGAGTTGGAGGCCGTCAAGCAGGATTGGGTCAACAGCAATCTGATGCCCAAAGGCGCGGCATTGGAGACGGGCAAGACGGAAGAGGCCATGAAAGCTGACGCCAAAGCTTGGGCTGAAAGCTTGCCCAGCAAGTAATCATTTTTTGTTTCACCCTTTAAATTCGAATGTAACATGGCAATTGAATTTGAAAGAACCCACCTCTCGGGCAGCTTCCCCTCCATTTGGCGAGGCGAGTGCAAGATACTGCCTGGCGGCTTCAAGCCCGAGCAGCAGCTCCCCGTAGGGACATTGCTTAGGCGCGGTACGCCCATCAAGGTGGATTTCGAGAAGATGACGGCCGCGGTGTGCAAGACGGCTACCATCCTCAAAGGCGGTACGACTACCGCTCCGCGCGTTCCCAAGGGGCATCTGTTCACCGTTGGTGACACCATCACTAAGGTTGGAGCATCAACCGCAGCCCCAACAATCAAGTCCATCGACACTACCAATGACGCGTACGACACGTTTACGTTATCAGCCGCCTATACGGGATTGGCCGAGAATGACGTGATTGTGGAGGGCACGGAGCTGCAAGGCGGCTCGTCCAGTCCGAAGTACATGCCTAATGCGGTAGTAGGTGCGGACAAGGAGTTTAATGGCAGGGGTATCCCCACCATCGATGCGGCCTACGAGGCGGTAGTCCTCTACCCTAGCCTCGCATGTCCCGTAATCGCAGATTGGCTCAACGGCATCTGCATGAAGTATAACCCGAACATCTTGTTCATCAAACAGTAATGCAAGTTATGGCACAATTCACTTTTAGCTCCGTATTCGGCGAACTCACTAAGAACGTGCAGGTACGCTTTGACGCAATCAGCGAGCTTAACAAGCGGCTGTTTGACAACATCATTTTCGAACGGTTTCTCAAATGGGATGTCCCGACAGTCGGGCTGAACTTCGAAGAGCTTATTGGGCAGTACAATTTGACCGTGGCCGCCCCCACCATTGGGGAGAATTCGAAAGAGGCCATCCTTGGTACTCACGGGCTGGACACCTTGAAAGAGGCTGTCCTCAACCACGCCATCACCCTGCCCCTCACCATTCAGGACTACCGCAAGGTTCTCCAAATCTTGGACAGCAAGTCATTGCCCGACAAGGTGAAGACGCAACAGCTGGTAGACCTCATGTGGGGCAACGTGCAGAACGTGGTGCGCTCCGTGTTGGGCAAGCTGGACATGATTTTCCTCGGTGCGCTCTCCAATGAGGGCAAGTTTGAGCTGGACGCCACGACCAACCCCGAGGGCGGTGTGCGTGGCTCTATCAGCTACAATCAGCCCAAGGAGAACATCGCGAAGTCGAAAACCGATTGGACGGCCGCCAATATTGACACCGTCGACTGCTTCGAAGACATTCAGGCAATCATCGACGTGGCACAAGACAAGGTGGTGTTCGGCAAGGCACTCCTCGCCCCGTCTCTCATTTCCTACATGTGTAGGTCTAAGAAGATGAAGCAGATGATACACGGCACGGACAAGTCTTCGCGCATCGTGCAGCTGCGTGACATCAACGCGTACATGGAAGAGAACGGCTATCCAGTCTTCGAACCCATGCGTCGCCAAGTTGTCATTCAAAACGGCACGGTACGTACGCCCTACAATCCATGGAATGAGAAGAACATCGTCTTTGTTCCAGACGGCCAACTTGGCGTAGTTAAGAATGCATGGGCGAACAACGAGTTGAAACCCGAGAACGGCGTCGCCTACTCCAACTACGGACGCGTGCGCGTATCGCAGTGGGGCGTTGGCGAGACACAGGGTTCGAACGGCGTTGAGTTCACTAAGGCGGAGGTGCTGGCGCTTCCCGTCATCACGGAAATGAACGGAATCTACACCCTCAAAACGCAGAACTAGCCCATGACCAACCTCGATGCGACAAAAAGTTTGTGTAACGCCATCGTTAACACATTCTACCCCGACAACGCGACCGTTAGGTTCGTGCTTGCGAGCCACGGAATATCGCCCGATGGCGAGGCCACGCCGACAGACAAGGAACTGTTCTGTACGGCCGTGCGGCTCGTTATGGGCTTTGTCGAGAGTAGCCGTTCCGAAAGCGGCGTGTCGACAGCCGTGCGCGAGGACGCGATACGGAACAGCATCAAATATTGGTGTGGCGTTTATGGAGTTGACGTAGACGAGGTATTGGGCGGTGAAGCTACGACTATTGAGGATGGCACTCACTTATGGTAATATGATGGTATGAGGACAAACGGAACTCTTAGGTACGAGATGCCCAATGGCGGAGGGTTGAACGAGTGGGGCGAGGTGGCCGACATCGCGCAGAGCACATGGAGTGTGCCCATCCCTTGTTCAATCAAGACCAACTCGGACACTCGCAAGGGGAAGTACGAGGACGGTGAGTTTCGCCAAGCGTCTTTCCTCATCTTGGTTGAGGCCATGCCTTTTCCACACGCCCGCGTCAAGTTGGAGCGTCACGGAGAGGAACTGGGCGAATACCGAGTGTTGAGTTCCGAGCCTCTTACCACCGTAGGACGCACACAGATAATGGTATAGGCAATGGCAGGGAAGTCACCGACAAACGGGAAGTACAAAGGTGTGTTGGTCAATAAGACTAACGTCTTGAAGCTTCAAAAGGACTTGAAGATGAAGCTCGCGGACATTGCCAAAGCCCTTGTCGAACAGCTCACCTACATTGGTGAAGAGTGCGTGCGCATAGCGCGTGAAAATGGCAGCTACAATGACATTACGGGCAATCTTCGGTCGTCAATCGGGTACGTGGTGCTCCAAGACGGCAAGCCCGTCAAGCAGGGTGTTCCAAAGCAGTATGACGGCAAGGCGGGCAATGGCGCGCAGGGCGTGACCGCTGCGGAAAACCTATTGAAGAAGCTGCAAGCGCAATACCCACGTGGCATCGTGCTGATTATCTGCGCTGGCATGCACTATGCGGCCTACGTTGAGAACATCTACCATAAGGACGTGTTGACAACGGCCGACTTAAAGGCGCAGAGCCTTTTGAAAGACCTCATGCAAGATATGAGTTTGGGTTATGGTTAAGACAGAACAACAGATTGAGCGGGACTTCTATTCTTTCATCAAGGATAGTCCGCTGGGAAAAGCAGTCAAGGGCGGGGTGTACCGCTCCGACATGCGCCCCGACAACGCGCACACCGAGGATTTGGTTGTCAAATTCCTAGCGGGGCTTGACGAGCAGGTGCAGTCTGGTGTTGTCATCGTCAACGTCTACGTCCCCGATGTCCCCTATCAGAAGACCGCACGAAAGGTCAGCGACAAAGCGCGTATCGGTGAATTGCAGGCATTGATACAATCGTTTGTTAACGATAACGCCAATACCGAGTATCGCATGCAAACGGACGTGTCACCGACCACAATGGCGGTAGAGGGCGTGGAACAACACGTTGTGTACGCAAGAATTAGATTTTATAGATTATCATCGTAAAAAGTATAAGATTATGGCAAAAGAAAGCATCATCATGTCGTGGTCGAAGTGTAAGGTTGAGGTTGGCAAGACGGGCGCGAGTGACGCAATGGCGACCACGCTCAAGTCGGTTGGCATCATCAACGACAAATCTACCACGATTTCGGTTGAAGAGGGTGAGAAACTCACGGCTAAGGCGTCAAGTGGCGTCGTGGTAGCCGAGGAAGAGGGCGAGCCCGTCATCACCATCACCACGCGCGTTAAGGAGATGGATTTCGAGACTGAATCCATGTTTACGGGCGCGACCATTGACACGTCGAAAAAGGAACTCACGGTCAAGTCGAACGTGGTTTCGGATTACTTCTCGGTCAAAATCACGCCTAAGAATATCGGCGCGACGGGCATCAAGGCTAGAAAGACACATGTCTCGTTCAAACTTGGTTCGTCGGAGGAAGAGGGTCAATTTGTCGACCTCTCTTTCAAAATCCTAGCGTGTGACGACGGCGAGTTGTACAAGAAATTCAAGGTGGCTGCGTCCGATTGGTCGTAGCGGATTGTCACAAGGATAACATTTTTCTTCATTTGGTTTATTTGGTTGACGGCTGGAACAGACAGCCCCTTGCGGTAGGGAGGTTAGACCGCCTATTGGGGATTAGGATTAGAGGCAGGTTGTTACGTTCATGACGGCAGCTCGCGGGTTCAACTCCCGCATCCCCACCAAACAATTAGTAAACGAATGATGAAACAAATACAGACGATAGAGGGAAAGGTAGCGGCAGCTATCCTTGAAAAGAATATTGGGAGCATCGAAATAGGCGGTAAGACGTATGAAATCGCACCTCCGTCGGTGGGCACTCTCATCCTCGTGTCGGAGTTGGTGTCAACGCTCCCCATTGTCGAGCGCGTGCCTAATGAGAAAATATTCAACTCCGTATTACACCATGCGCGACATTTCAGGGCATTGGGCGACATCTGTGCTGTTCTCATCCTTGGTGCCAAAGGTTTGACCGAGGAGGTGGTGGAAACTCACGAAAGGCGCGTATGGGGCGTTTTTAGGAAAAAGTATACCGTCAGGCGAACTATTGACCGACAATCGGAATTGGCGCGCCTAATATTGGAGGAGGTGCGCCCCTCTGTGTTGTTCGACGTCATAGTCAAGAGGCTTAAAGACATGGAGTTGGGCAGTTTTTTCTCAATTACCACTTCCCTAAGCGAGGCCAATATTCTAAAAGCCACAAGGGAAGTGGATTAAACGACAGCATCTGGGCGACAGTATTAGGCATTGCCAAGACATTCGGCATCACCGACAAGCAGGCCTTGTACGACATCAGCTATCAGAATGCCATACTATACAGCAGCGCGATGCCGATGCCCAAGGATGAGGACAACGACGGAGACGCTCTACCGTACGATGAGACCAAGGATGCTAATAACCCAGACCTATTCAATGATTTTGCAGACGAAGAGACTATAAGAGTATGAACAACAACACGGACGGCACATTATACATCGGCACCGCTATTGACATGTCGGGGGCGGAAGCAGGCGCGAAAAGGCTAGCAGAGATTGCAGAGGAAATGGGGCAAGAGGTTGGCGAGCAGGCGAAGCGCATGCACGACCTGTTGACCGACATCCCCACCGTCAATATCGACGTGGTGAGCAATGCAGCCTCAACGCTGGACACCATACAGCAGGGCTTTGACGAGGTGGACCGCGTAGTCGATGCCAACAAGTCCGCCATCCGTGAATTGGAAGAGGAATACAAGAGGCTTGGCACAGCGGCTAACAAGGCTGCCCAAAAGGGCGATGCAAAGCAGATGCAAGGCTATCGCCAAGAACGTGACGCTATACGGCAAGTTATTGAAACGCGTAAGAAAGTCATCGCGGAGGCGGAAAAGACCGCAGACTCTCTCGCTAAGGTTGAACAGCGCATGAGGGCTGAGGCCGAGCAGGCGCAGAAAGCCGCATCGCAACATGTTTCCCTGCGCGGGCAGATACGTGCCCTAAGGGAAGAGATGGCCACATTGGTCGCCAATGGCATTGACCAGCAGAGCGAGGCCTATAAGCGTCTTGTTAGCGAACTTGGTCGCCTAACGGACATACAGGGCGATATTCAAGCGCAAGGAAAAGTGTTAGCCAATGACGAGCAGCATATAGCAGGCCTTATACAGGGATTGGGAGGGCTTTCGGGCGCATTCTCCGCTGCACAAGGAGCGGTGGGTTTGTTCGCAGGCGAAAATGAGGAACTCAACAAGATAATGCTGAAAGTGCAGTCACTCATGGCCATCACGATGGGATTGCAGCAGGTGCAGCAGACGCTGAATAAGGACAGCGCATTTTCATTGGTTACGCTTAACGGGCTGAAACAATGGTGGAACAAGCTAACGGCAGAGGGTGCGGTGGCTCAAGTGGCCGAAACGGCAGCGACAGAGGCCAACACGGCAGCCGCTGCACAGAATGCAGCCGCCAACACTGCTGATGCAGCGTCCAAGGAGGCTGTGTCGGCGGCCTCGGGTCAAAGCGCAGCGTCACAGACGGCAGATACGGCCAATAAGGCGGTTAATACCGTGGCAGCAGGAGCTAATGCCAAAGCAAATATCACGCTGGCGGGTACGTTCCGCACGTTAGGTCTCGCCATCAAGTCCATACCCGTGTGGGGCTGGATTGCAGCAGCCGTGGCTGCAATCGCAACGGCCGTAGGCGTATTGGCCGCCAAATCCGCCTCGGCAAAGAGAAAGGCAACGGAGGCATACGACGAAGCAATTAAGAAACAGGAAGAGTTCAATAAGGCGGTGGCTGAAAAGGTCGCCGACCAAATAACCATATACAATAAGCTTAGCCGTGAATACAAAGCTCTTGGCGGAAACCTAAGCGCACAGAAGAAGTTCATCAAAGACAACCAAGACGCTTTTCATGGCTTGGGCGTGCAGATTGGCAATGTCAACGACGCAAACAACTATCTCATCGCCAAATCCAAGGACGTTGTGGCCGCATTGATGGCGCAGGCTCGTGCAGCTGCGGCGTTCGATATGGCTAAGCAAAAGCAGAAAGAGCTCATCGAATTACAAAACAACCCCATCAAGCCAAGGGAGGTCTCACGCAAGACCGTAGGTTACTCGTCGGGCTCTATAACTGGCGTTAACACGTACTTGACAAACAAGACCGACGAGCAGTACAAGAAAGATAAGGAGCGGGCACGAAAGGAAGCCGAGAAAGAGCGCAAGGACGCAATTACAGCCAAACAAAAGGAGCTTGCCGACCTCATCAAGATTGAGGATGAGAGCAACAAAGCATACTCTGACAGCATGAAAAAAACCAACGTCAAGGTTTATAATGGCAATGGTAGTAAGAATGCCAAGGGGGACAAGTTCGACAAGGAAAAGTCCTTGGCGCAGATAAAGGCGGCTAACGATGAATGGGTGGCAGCCGTGGAGAAATACGAGCGCGACGCCACCAATAAAGTGAACGAGCACGCTTTGAACGTCCGTGAAGACGGACTGGAAAAGGAATTAGAGCAGATAAAGGCCGACACTGCGAAGAAAAAGCAGGCGTGGGAAGACCAGCTGCGACAATTGGCCGAAGTGCGCATGAAGTCCATGAAAGAGTTGTACATGGCGCGTAAGGGGGCTACCGAGAGTGGTTGGGCAAAGTCGGAAGCGGGCAAGAAAACAGCCGAAGACCACATGAAAGACCTGTTGGAAGACAAGAAGATAAATGCCGAGTACTATCGTGTGCAGAACAACATTGTCGAGCAGGGAGAAAGGCAATTGGCGGAGGTTCGCCAAAAGCATGCCGACGCTATGGTGGAGCAATACGGCACAACCGCGCAGAAGTTGGAGAAATTGCAGCGTGAGTGGGAGAAGAAAATGGCGGACGTACCGCCCGAATACGCCAAGAACGCGTCCAAGCAGATGAAAGAGGCACTGGCCAAGCTGGCATCGGAGGATTTCAAGCAGTCCATTAATTGGGAGGGCGTGTTCGGCGACCTTTCCAAACAGTCGATTTCCGCCTTGGCGCACACCCGCGACAAGGTGCAGGCCTATTTCGAGCAGAATAAGGGCAGCATGTCGGGCACGGAGATAAAGGACTTCCAAGAGGCACTGCGAAAGATGGAGGACGAGATAGCCAACCGCAATCCGTTCACCGCGCTGCATAAGAGCCTAGACGACATAGGGCGGTCAAAGGCCGAGTTTACCAACGCCATGTCCGAGTGGAAAACGGCACAAGACGAGCTGACGGCTTCGCAACAAGAATATAACGAGGCCTTGTTCAATCGGACTATCATCCAACAACAGGTCGACGAGGGAAAACTATTGGCGTTTGGCAAGGAGATGGTAGAGGCAAACGAAAGGCTTGTGACAGCCGAGAACAACCGCGCGAATGCACAGGAAAGGGTTTTGTCGGCCGAAAGGCGTACGGTCAACGCGCGTAACGGCATCACCAACGCATACCGCATGTTCGCCTCCAACCTCCGTAATGTTGGCAATGTCGTGAATAAGGTTGGGGCGCAAGCCAAGAACCTCGCCTCGGTATTCTCGGCCGACGTCTCGGCAAGCATTGCCAAGGCACTAGACTTCACCAATGAGGTGTTCGATGCGACCTCCTCCGTCATCCATTCCATCGGTGATGTTGGCAAGGGTGTGGCTTCGGGCGTGGAAAAGGCCGTATCGGCAGCAGCCACGGGGGCAACCACCG